GTCTGTTAGCACCTTGTTCATAGGTACGATTTTGACGAAGCGTTCCGAGTCAGTCAACTGAGGGTCGTTGAGGACTGGGTTGTTTTCGCGCTGGTTCACTGCGTTCCAGCCTGCTGCTCGTTCGGTTGGGTAGTGGTCCTTGCTCAAGCCGATTAGAGCGTTGTAAAGGTAGTACTGCATCTTAACCTCCTACGGGGCGCAACCCACTGAACGGTTCAATGGGAAAAAAATGCAAAAGAAGAGAGTAAAGTAAAAGCCAACCAAGGGGGGAAAGTAACGTCAGCAGACAGTCAACCAAACAACAAGTCTATTTAAAACGATGTAACGTTATTACTAGTAGGGGTAGGGGCAGTCAGTCTGCTGGTAGGGGGTCTATCTCTGCTCCATACTGTACCCCTCTAGACTAGAGAACTCTATGGGGTGGCTGGTATTGTAACAGGTTAGACTTGACCCCCAGTTGTTAACGCTGTCTGGGTGTAGTACTGTAGAGTCTAATATAATTTATTGTTAGTTGTTTGCCCCTAGTATTATTTATTTGTTTAGCTTTATAACAATCTATGTGATTTAGGTAACAATTTGGTAACAGAGCGTTACAAGTCTTCTGTAACAGGGTTAGTATTAGTAGAGGTTATAATATTAAGCAAGCTTGCCTTATGGCTTGCCTATTAACTACGAGACCTTCTACGAGGTCTCGCTATAGTCTTTATAGTATTATATTATAACTAGAGAATAATTAGGTTTATTATGGCTGCTAAAGCTGGAGATCAACACCATACCAGACTTCGGCAAATTGAAGATCAAAGAAAGTTTATTTCATTTCTCAAGCAGGGCATCGATATGGATTCCGCCCTTGCTGCTGTGGGGAAGAAGAAGACCGCCCTTAGATCTTGGCTCCTAGATGGGGAATTTGCGGCGCAGGTCGAGGAAGCTTCTAACTTTGGGTCAGATGCCATTGCCGCCTCATTAGGCGAGAATAAACATAAAATTGATTTTGCCACGTTCTCCAGAGAGTTCTTGAACACCGAGGTATTCCCTCATCAGCAAAACTGGATTGACGTTCTTGAGGGTCACGACCCGACGTGGCAACACTCTTCCATGACCTACGAGCCAGGTAACCGCCGTAGGCTTCTGATTAACGTGCCACCTGAACACGCCAAATCAACCACAATGACGGTTAACTACGCCATGTACAAAATCGCGCTTAACCCCAATATCCGCATTGTTATCATTTCCCAGACCCAGACACGCGCCAAGGAGTTCTTATACTCCCTGAAGCAGCGCATGACTGAAGAGCCATGGCTTAAGATGCAACAGGTGTATGGACCCCCAGGGGGCTACAAGGAGACGGCAGACCAATGGACTGCAGACAGAATCTATCTCGAACGCGAATCAGGAGAGAAGGACCCGACGGTTCAAGCTCTTGGTATTGGACAACAGATCTACGGTACTCGTGCGGATCTAATCATCATGGACGATATTGTCTCAACGACAAACGCGCACGAATGGGAGAAGCAGCTCAACTGGTTGCAGAAGATGGTAGTTACCCGTGTGGGTTCGACTGGGACGCTGCTGATTGCAGGGACTAGAGTTTCCTCAATAGATCTATATAAAGAAATTAGAAATCCAGAGCACTGGACTGGCGGTAAGTCACCTTTCACTTACCTAGCCATGCCAGCTGTACTTGAGTTTGACGATAAGCCTGAGAAGTGGAAGACACTCTGGGCTAGGTCTGATAGACCGCTGGATGGGGCTGACGAGTTTGATGATCCAGAATTGCTTACACCCGATGAAAACGGGCACTTTGTAAAGTGGGACGGTAGGCGACTGTTTGACCGTCGTAGCGAGGTTAGCCCCTCCACGTGGGCACTTGTTTATCAACAGCAAGATGTCGAAGAAGATGCCATCTTCCCCCTTCCCGTTGTTAATGGTTCAATCAACCGTATGCGTAAAGTGGGCAGATTAAACTTTAATGCCCCTGGTCACCCTAAACCAGAGGGTTCTTGGTTTGTTATCATGGGACTCGACCCTGCCATGTCTGGTAAAACCGCCATGGTTGTCTATGCAGTTAACCGAGAGACCAACAAACGGTATGTCCTTGACGTGCACAATATGGCTGAATCTACGCCACAAAAAATTGATAGTTTAATCAAGGAATGGGTAGAGGAATACAAACCCCAAGAGCTACGCATTGAAATCAACGCTTATCAGAAAGCTTTCTCGCTTGATGATCAGCTGCGAATGTGGCTTGCCAGCCGTGGTACGGCACTACGGGAGCACTTTACCAGCAAGAATAAGTGGGATGTTAACTTCGGTGTAGCTGCCATGTCATCCTTGTTTGGTAGTATGCGTGATGGAAAGTACAATCGGGATAACCTTATTGAGCTTCCTGATAACTCTAATGAGCACGTTAAGGCTTTGGTTAACCAGTTAATTACCTGGAAAGCTGATACTAAAGGACCAACTGACTGTGTCATGGCACTATGGTTCTGCGAGATTAGAGCAAAAGAATTAATTCAACAAAGTAATTTCAGAACGGCTCATGCAAATAACAAATGGGCAACAAGAAGAAACGTTGCTATGCAGGGTATTGTAAACCTTGATGAGATGGCAATGGAAACATTGTCAGGTCTATACTAGGAAATTAAATGGCATTATCAACCGAGCAAGTAACCAATAAGGTATTAGCTCTTACACGTCGTTACGCAGAGCGTGACTACCGAATGGCAGATATTACTGCTGTTCGCCGTGGCAACATGGAATCCGTGTACCCAGATATGTTCCCAGAGGGCATGTCTCGTCCAATGATTGCTAACTTTGTTGACGTTGCTGCCCGTGACATTGCTGAAGTTCTTGCTCCACTTCCTTCGTTTAACTGCTCAACACCAAGTATCAACTCTGATAAAGCAAAGAAGTTCTCTGACAAGAGAACCATTATTGCCAACAACTATGTTGAATTTTCCAGTCTTCAGACTCAGATGTATACAGGTGCTGACTGGTACTTAACCTATGGTTTCTTGCCAATCTTTGTTGACGCTAACTTTGACGCAAAGATGCCACACATTCGTATTGAAAATCCAATGGGTTCTTACCCAGAGTTTGATCGCTTTGGTCGCTGTGTGTCATTTACCAAGAAGTACATTAAAACAATTCGTGAATTAATTGTTGACTTTCCTGAATACGAAACAGTAATTGTTGGAAGTCTTGGTCGTGACATGACCGACTATGACACCAACATGGAACTAATGCGTTATGAAGATGCTGATCAGGTAGTTCTTTTCTTACCTCAACGCGGTAACTTGGTTCTTCGCAAGGCTAAAAATCCAATTGGAATGCTTTCGGTTATAGTTGCTCGTCGCCCAGGACTTGACCTAGATGACCCACGCGGTCAGTTTGATGACGTGCTTTGGGCGCAGATTGCTCGTGCTCGCTTTAGCATGTTGGCTATGGAAGCTGCAGAAAAATCTGTACAAGCTCCATTGGTTCTACCTAATGACGTATCTGAATTTGCCTTTGGTCCTGATTCTGTTATTCGCACCAACAATCCACAAGGTGTACGTCGAGTAGCTCTTGAGTTGCCTACTAGTGCGTCTACCGAACAACAACTACTTGAACAAGAAATGCGAATGGGTGCTCGTTACCCAGAGGGAAGATCAGGTAACATTGATGCGTCTATTATTACAGGTTCTGGAGTTCAAGCACTTCTTGGCGGCTTTGATTCGCAGATAAAAGCTGGTCAGCAAATCCTTGCTGAAACATTCCAGAAGGTTATGGAACTTTGTTTCCACATTGACCAGACTCTATTTGATGAAGATAAGACTATGGCTGGCATCTACCAAGGTGCACCATATGAAATTAATTACAAGCCTTCTAAAGATATTAAGAGCGACTACAGTATTCAGGTTCGCTATGGCGTTATGGCTGGACTTGATCCATCACGCGCCCTTATCTTCTCGTTACAGGCTCTACAAGCTGGTTTGTTGTCACGTGAGTTTGTAATGAGCGAACTACCTTGGAGTATGAATGTTGGTCTTGAAAAAGATCGCATTGACATTGAACGAATGAGAGATGCCCTATCTGGTTCTATTGGAGCATTGACTCAAGCTATTCCGCAGATGGCTTCTAACGGTGCAGATCCTTCAGACATTATTGAAAAGATTGCTACTGTAATTGACATGAAGAAGAAGGGCACTTCTATTGAAGATGCCGTTATGAAGATTTTTAAGAAAGAAGAAGCTGAAGTAGAAGAAGCTCCAGGAATGCCTGAACAACCTGAAGCTCCTGAAGGAATGCAACAAGGTGCTCCAGCACCTGCAGCCGAACAGCCAGCAGGTCCACCACCAGATGTTGCTAGTATTCTAGCTCGTCTGGGTGGCGGGGCATGACAGAAGAAGAACGTTTAGTTTTATTTAGAAGTAAATTAAAAGATTTACTTGATGAGTACGGACATACATTTCATAAAGATGGTGCATTCTGTACTACTTATTTTGTTACCGCAGAGTTTTTTGATGGTGACGGTCAGTACTGGGCAAGCACAATATTTGATGATAAGTCACCAATATGGCATGTAACTGGATTAATCCAACATGCATTAGAAAATGATTTTGTTGAAGAAGAAGAAGAGGATTAGTTATGGCACAGCAAGGTGGTAACCGACCAGTTCGTACCAATAGTCAAGCTAAACCAGTTTCTGGACCAGGTGCTTTGTCACAGCGTACCGATATGATGACTGCAAG